TTCCGGGTTCTCGTGCACGTTGCCAACTACAATATCTTGTGCAATATTTATTCCACCATAACCATGTTCCTTATTTTGAATAATAGAATTAAATCCGGCGCCATATTTATCGGCTTTATAAACAATAATCCCAAATTCATTTTTGGTTTTAATTTTTTTATTAGCACCAAAATATTTAATAATATCACCGACATAAATATCCCTACCGTTCACGTCTTTCAGGCCGGTAAACTGTTCAAGCTCAAACAGTGTGCCAATTCCATCAACTTTACCATCGTTGGAGCACTCGTCCTGCCCATCAGCACTAGCCTCTGCCCAATAGGCTTGACCATGAATGAATTCGATATTGTCAGGTAACAGCATTTTATTCTGAATTTTGTCCCACGCTCTAAACTTAATCATCGTTGCCATCTCCTTGATTAGTTTCATTCCTACGAAACCGCTAGTGCCCATCCTGTAACACACAATGAAACAATAGTCAGGTAAGCTATTAATGCAACTATTCCACCTTCAATAAATATATCGACTATAGATGCCACAGCAAAAGCAATTAAAAGACAGATGATTATTCCAAAGCCAATTTTATTTCTAGTGCTCATTTTCAATCCTCCTAGAACTAAATTTCCATGCCTAATCCAAACGCCATTATTACAATGAAAGCAATAACCCAACCGTTAGGATTAGATCCCACATGAGGCAAAATTAGCACAGATGCTATCCAGGCTGCAGCACTTATTAGATAACCAATCTTATTTTTGCTTTTATTTTTCATTTTCAATCCTCCCCGAACGTTTCAAACGCCCGCTTGCGAATATTGTATGGCTCATATTCCTTGGCCAATTGCTTTCTATCCAGCGTCTTAGCTTTATTCTCCTCGGCGTGTTGCTTCATGCGCCGGTGCTTCTGTTTAATCGTGGAACGCTTCTTAGTGTGTTTAGGCATAGCTCACAATCCTTCCGGTAATCGCTCTTTAATGTATGCATCAAACTGCCGTTCAATTTTTTGGCTCTCTCTGGCTAACTGATCCACTGTTGTAATGCGTTCATTACCGGTCCGGATTAAATACCCACGAAGCCAGTGCAATGCGTCCTCGACATTCTTACAATGCGCTAGGGGTGCTTCTATCGGCCGATTAATACCAGATTTCTCATCGTAGCTAGTCACTGGGTGCCCCTGACTGTCTACTGACATCTTGTTAACCTTAACTTCGTATTTGTCACTAGTCAGATGATACTGTCCAATTTTCATATCAATCATGATTATTCGTCCTCCGTAATGTAGTATTTATTTTCGTCAATCGCACGAATGCGTCTATCCAGCCAAACGTTATTGTGCTTTAGCTCCCGAGACGTCCTAGTTTTACCATGCTTGCCTTCCATGACTAATTTAATGGCATTATACTGGGTACGCGTAATCTCCGTGTAATCGCCTGATACGGTCTTAATTCCAGGCATCTTATGCAAGTTAGCTAGTTTGCTCTCAGGCACGTTATCCATGCTGCCGTATCTCGCTTCCAGCTTATGAATTACTTCCAGTTCTTTAGGCCAATTTTTGCTCGCCATAGGCTAACTTCCTTTCAAGCTCCTGTTCGTAATGATCATGTATCTCATTCGTACAATTTGGGCATGGGCCAAATGTGAAACCATAACTCCCAAGTGGTTGCTGAACAACTTTACTACCATGACATAATTCAAAACTCATACACTTCTGACTCCTTCCATATTGTCAAACAGCAATTGACAGCTAGTATCCTTGGTATATAAACGATCAATTGTTTTGCCGTCGTACATACTTTCTAATTGCTTACGTGTATTGTTAGTCGTAATGATGGTTATATGTTTGACTTCGTTATGATCAAAATCGCAACGCGCATTCGCCACTTGATACATCAGTGTCTGCAAATCTTTGTGCACTGGCTTGTAGAATCCTTTTTCGGTTGGTTTACCGCCTTCAGTACCAAAGTCGTCTAAAACTAAAACATCAACGTTTTGCATGTCTTTTAAAACGTACAGTAACCGTTGACGTACGTCCGGTGCTTCGTATTTCTCATTTACCAGCCGTAGCAGCTCAGCTGTTGAAACAAACATCGCTGTTTGGCCTACACCCATTAACTGATACATAATTGCTAGCGCTAATGATGTTTTGCCAACGCCGGGTCCGCCTGCAAGCGCTACGTTGAACTGGTTAGTCTCTAATTGCCTAGCTAACTTAAATGCTTGATTACCAAGTTCTCTAGCTTTAGCTTGATTAGGCTGTTTATCAACCTGCCAATCATTAAAGCTAAATCGTAGTGGCACGCCTCCAGACCAGACTGACATGCGATAGTAATACCGTTTCCGGTTAGCAATTACGCCTGCATTCGCCCGATCAATCGTTTGATGGTCCAATTCTTCTTTGGTTGGCAACTTAGTCGTGTCAATGCCTCTAGCCGCTACTACTTTCTGAATCGTGGCTTGATTGAATAACTTCGTTACATTTTCCATTAGCCAAACCAGTCCTCTCGTGTTTGTGGCGCAACATTAGTCGGGCGATCCCGTTCAGCCTGACCCATGAGCGTGTCATACTGTTTGCGTAGCTTCCCTGCCGATAAAATATTTGCTTGCCAGAATGAATTATCCTGTGACCAATCTACCAGCCAATCTAATTTTTCATAATCACGATGATCACGTTCGTGTGCCAATCGAATATCATTAGCCCATTTTTGTAAGTTCGGTTCTTTAAAGTCAGGTTGCCGTTGTTTAATTCTGGTCAACAAATGACTAGCAATTTTGTATGGCTGAGAAGACGGGTCATAATTTGGCTTTGCCAAATGGTGACTATCTTTGTTTACCTTACCTTTACTAACCTTACCTAACCTAACCTTACCTAACCTATGCGGTCCATTGTCCGTCCATTGGTTGTCCATTGGACGTCCAGTAACTTTACCCGTGTCAGCACGCGGCTTGGGTTCAGTTAATTCTATGTTTGGCAAGATTTCTAATAGCAAGTCCTTATATATCGAATCCACTTTTCTATCCGCTCGAATTCGATTATTTTCGTTCCAATCCGTGATATAGGCCACTAGATCATCGTTTAAAACATTTACAAAATTCTTAGCTACTAGTATTCGTAAATCATCCTCAACTGCACCAGTTTGCCGCATAACTGAGAACGCTTCTACAACACCATCATCATCCGCATGCAACCCCAAATGGAAATAGAGTGCCTGACTGCTCAACGGCATCTTTAAAAATTTAGCGCTATCGGTTATACGGTTGCTAAACATTCTCCTTTGTGCCATTTTTTAATCCTCCTTTATTTACTAGTAGGCATTCCACCCACCCGGTGTATTAGTCACTGCTGTATTTCTAGTTCATAAATCGCTTAGCATCGTTTACCTGAGCATTCTCGACTGCATAAGTGATTAGCTTTATGTCAACATCAGTGATTGGTAATGCTCGCCTTCCAGTTTCATCAACTCTGTGAGCCATTTCAATAAATGGTTCGTCACCAAAAATACGAACTATATAATCACTATTGATGTAATCACCACTCTGTAATTTAATTAACATCATATTTTCCTTTCAAGCCAATTCGTTTTAATGTTTCTTTATCTAGTTTTATGCCATCTACTGGAACGTGGTATTTTGCACTAAATGCCACTTGTCCTATAGTCTCAATTTCACTATGGTGCTTACGACATAGCGCCATAACAAACCGCTCAGTGTGATCAACCTTGGTTCGATTACCGCCCGCACCAATTGTCGAGCCAACAACATGATGAATATCTGCATGTTTACCGCACACTGTACAAATTCGGTGACGGCAACACTGGAACAGGTAATACTCTTGCTCACGTGGTAATAGCTTATAGCCTGCCTTGAACGGTACGTGCCACTCAAACATGAAGTCGATAACTAGGTCGAGTAACTGGTTAGCGTCGCTCACAGACGATTTTGTGGTGTCTGACAGGCTAATCTGCTCGCCAAACGTACATGACTCATATTGCAAATAAAACAAGTTTTTCAAGAAGTCTGTCGGCATACCTGACCACGTATAGATGTCACTAAGCAACGCGAAGAACAAGCGTCGCTGTTGTGGCCTAGCTTTACGTGTGTCAGCTAATTCCGAGTACGTGTAGTATTCGTCAGCAGAACCACTTACCGTCTCAACATGGTCAAGGTTAGGCTTATGGGTGAGCTTCTGAACCTGATACCACTCGCCATCTTTTTCAATTAACTTAGTCGGTAGCAGTTCCACACGATCACCTCTGCCTAATTTATATCACCGAATTATCTTTTAAAGCCTCCAGCAAAAATTTTCCACCAGACAAGCCTTCATCCGCATCTTCAAATTGCTGTTCCAATCCACCTAAGTAACCTTCTAGTTCTAATAACAACCAGTCATATTCGTTAAACAGTGCAATCTTTTCCTCATCGTCTAGGTCGTCAAACGAAACAATTTTTTGACGTGCCTGTACCGCCTTGTAGGCAAAGTCAGCAGCGCTTGTGGCCGCAGATAACTTTTTTTCTACACGGTTAAGTTTCATTTCAAATGATTGGCATTCAGATAGTAAGTCCACCATTTATTTCAGCCCCCTATTAAACATCCATGAATTCAAGCAAAATGCCATCGCTATATTATTTTGAATTATCAGTAATTCTGGAGTTAATTCTTGTGGATCGATTAATGCAATCCGTGTAATACCATGAAGAATACAATCCTGTTGTTCTTTGTAAGGCAATGGATTATCCATAACTACTGTCCTCGCTTTCTTAGCACTTGCAAACGAGACTGCTTTGGAATAGAGTAGATGTTGGTGTTGAACATTTCTTCAATTAGTCCATCGTTAGCCTTTACTAGCGATGGCTTTTTTTGTGCTTGTTTACACTCGTGCAGTGGTAAAATTAATACTTTTTGCATGATCATTCCTCCTAATACATTGGTGGCAATGTGAACGTCCAGTTCCCATCAGAATTTCCATCTGGATCGCAATTTCCATCTGGATCGCAAACGCTAATATCGTGTTCTTGCAATTCGCCAATAAATTCTTCCGAATAGCCAAAGCATGGGTGCCGCTTAATGATTCCTTCTGTATCGTACGTGATAGCGTTAATCAGCTCACGTTCATCTGCACGAATTGCGTTATACTTACGTGCTCTTAACGCGTGCTCAATGTCTTCTCCATACATATCGTTTCCTCCTAAATTCCAAACCAGTTTCTAATCTCCCGGCGTTTGTACCACACGGTTGTTAGCGCCCAGGTTAATAACGCTACTTCTACCATGGCAATTCCTCCCAATGAGATTCCAAAAAGTCAGCCATCACGCTAGCCTTAAACTTCCAGGCGCTACCGCGTCCCTTGTGAATTATTTGACCTTGTTGCTCCATTCTGCCAATCTGTCGGCTGTATTTTGGATTTTCAATAATATTTTCTTTAATCCATTTAATCGATTTGTTTCCACACCGGTCACGTAAATCGTCCATTATCCAGGATCGCCCCAACAAGGATTGATCCAGCAATTTGTTATACGCCTCTTTATCAACTAATACGTATTGGTCCATGCTTTTAACGTGCATCGGAACCGTTGCCACTTTTAGTGCTTGCATAATAGAGTCTCCTTTCTAATTTCATATTGCTAATCCTTCCATGCTGGCTTAGTTGTATACTTGACTTATCCCAATTAATCGAGGTGACAAATATGACAAACACATACGTACTTCCTGAATCTCAGTGGGAAGTAACCTTCTTGGATAAATCTGACGCCGATATTTCCTATCATGAATCAGTATGTCGGTTGTTAGATTTATTAACTGTAAATATCAGTAATGCATTCTGTATTACTGATATACCCATCGGTAAAGTAACAAACATTCCTTTTAGTAAGAATCCGCTAAAAGTTGCCGGAGAAAATGCAATCATCTTAGATGCTTCTCCAGGATGCTACTGGGGACAATATGCTTTCCAATATGCTCATGAGATGTGCCATTACCTAATTGATTCCCAGTGGCCGCCTATGCGTGATGAGTGGTTTGAAGAAGTCATCTGTGAATGTTCCTCAAGATACTGGCTAAACTGGTTATCTAAGAGCAATTTTTATCCATTGTCTTCTGACATTTTCAAAAACTACGCATTTCAACGAACGCTTCACATCAATTCATTCAACTTAAAAGATTTGCAAGATGAAGAATCTCAAATTTTGACTTGTTTCCGGGGAAATCATGAAAGCCGTCTACATTTCAATTTTTTAGCTAATCAAATCATGCCAATTATCAATGATGATCCAGAAATTTGGTCAGAAATGTTTCTACTTAGAACTATTTCAGATAACTTCACCTTCATGGAAAATCTGAACAACCTTGTATACCAATCGTTCAAACATAAAAAATCATTTAAACGTATCGTTGCCCTGTTTCTTTGACACGTTGGGGTGCCCTAAAGGGCCTTTTGGACCCGGATCATCGCACCCCACATATCGCATTCTGAAGGCTTCCGTGTTACTTGCGATAACATGGAGGTCTTTTTCAATTGCCCATAATACGTGTACTAGTTGCTTTAGTGTTTTTGTCATACTACTTCGCCTCCTATGCTGGCTCCTTGTCTAATCGAAGTGACGTCTGCCGAATAATCGTCTTAGTTGCTGTAGATGGCTCCCAATCGTTGATGAAGTCCATTACCATCTGGTAGTCCTTCTTGCGTAGCATTGACCGAGCGCTCACGTTAGCAATCTTCTTGACGCCACCGTTAATATCCTTAAATAGCTCGCCACGTTGTTTCTTCGTAATATGCCCATAACTGTGAGCCACTTCTGACACACGTTGGTTAACACGCCGGCTAAGTGCGCTGTATTCAGGATTAGGAATAACTTGGTTCTCTTTGAGGTCTTTCACATCGCCCTCTACACTGTCTAGGCGTTGATTAGTTTCCTCATTGGCTTGCAGCGCCAATCGTGCAATCTCTCGTGGTGATGTTGGCAATTTCACTTGTTCTTCCATAGAGTTGAACGCTTCAATATACTGAAGTTTAAATTTAAGTGCTTTAGTACCAGTGAAGCCCATTGCTAACAAGGTAAAACCGTCGCGGTTCATGTAATACATTGGATATTGCTTACCACGATTATCATAAGTTCCTGTGGCAAACATGGATTTCGTGGCCGGATTTTCGGCCACCAGTTTGTCAATTGATTCAAGAACATGCTTGTGCTGTTTGCCGAAGGTATCTGCTACCCGCAAGCTACTGGTAACTGCTTGTTTGTCTTTCATAATTACTAAATCATTCATGTGGATCATTCCTTTCATTGAATTCCTAAAATCTTGGTCATTTGTGACCGAATCCGTCTTGACTTGGGTTCGTTACCACCTTTGATTGCACGGTTAACTTGCGGTGGTGTGACCTTTTCGGACTTAGTGGTAAGCATTTCAGCCATTTCTTTTTGAGAAATTTTGTGGCGGCTCAATGCAGTTTTGTATTTAATTTCAATTTCCAATGCGACATCTTCGATTGTTTGTTCTGGCATTTTTACTCCTCCTTCGCATAATTTATTAATGAATAAGTTTATCTATTCTGTTATAATTGGTGTGCTTATTAGAATTGCCCAATTGAATAGTAATATTCAACTCGAATCGGGTGAATTCAAGGAAAGCCTAAACCACTGTTGGCAAGGTAACCCTGAGCCAAGCGCAACGTGTCTCAAAGAGTTGTGAAGGTGCAACGCATAGATGGTGACTGACATCAATAATCCATTCACGAGCGCCCGACGGCCTTATTAGGTCGAAAAGATATGCTGAGCTAGCTAAAAATAGTTAGAAGCTAGAGATAAAAAACTTTAGCGACAACAACCTGATTAACTCTATTGCTTATGGGTTCTCTAAGACAGCCAATGTAAACAAGACGATGGGAGCTGATGTTATGAAAGAAATTGCTAACATGACTTCAGCCACACCTTCAACCACTGGACTCACTAAGGCTATTTCTGAGCTATCTCACGCAGTCCCAATGAGCATCACAGGAACAAAAGCAACTGGTAAATAGCTAATAAGCACAAGTCGTCTAGTTGGACGGCTTTTTTCATCCCCTTTTGTAATTTATTCATCAAGTTATTGACTTATATTTAGACTAAGTCTAAAATGAGTGCATACGAAATAAGCAATTTAAAACCTACTACTATCAAAAGCTCTCGCCAAAGTTATTGTTTCGATAGGTGTATTTTTTGTTGCTTAATTACTTGATGAATCAATAATAAGTCTTAGTCTAAAAATAGTCAACAATTAATTAGTCTAAGTCTAATTGTTTCGTCATAGAATTTGGAGAAATCATTGATATGACAGTATTGGATAGAATAAAAAAAGTTTCAAAAAAACGCGGATTTAGTCTAACCCAAGTTAACGACAAGGCAAATTTAGGCAAAAATACTATTTATTCATGGAAAACCAAAGAGCCCAGTATCAATAATTTAAAAGCCGTTGCCGATGTTCTAAATGTTTCTGTTGATTACTTATTGGGAAAAACGGATGACAATTCTACTTCAAGAAAACCAAAACACGTTGATATTGCTGATGATGATGTCATTATGACATTTGAAGGTAAGCCAATACCTCCTGAAGACTTAGAATTGATGAAACGTCTTTTGAGAGGTGGTAGAAATAATGATTGACTATTTTAGAGAGGTGTTAGACTACGTATTCGATCACGGAATTGGAATTACTTTGTGTGGTGATTTTTCTTCACACACCCCATCTGGGTCAAATCCTCATAACAGGCAAATAGTAATTAATACGAAATGGTACAAGCAACGTCAACTGCCGTATATAACTGCACATGAAGCCTCACATGTGTTGAACCAAGATTCTGGGGTATTATATTACAGTGGGACTGCCAAAACCCCAATTGAGGCTAAGGCTAACCGCGGAGCTATTGATATATTGATTCCTATTTATTTTCAAGATATGGAAAGAGAATTTGCAGATCCATACACTTTTATGGAGGAATTCGAAGTTCCATCGTTCATGGAAGATTATGTAATCAGCAAAATTAGAGAGTATTATGCTGATTAGCTAACTATAGACCAGATACGGATGTCGGTAAAAGCTGAAATTCTATTTTTTGGAGGAATTTGTTGTGGAAACATTAGGGGTATTGTCTTTTTTAGTATTTTTAATAGCAATTGTACTATTTATTGTGTCAACAATTGGATGGATTTTTAAGAAAGCTAAAGGCAAAGAACTAAGCAAATGGAAAAAGACGTCTATATATTCAATCGTTGTAGTGTTTCTTTCTTTTGCACTGCTATTATTTGCTGGAATAAAATCAACGAGTACATCTTCTAATGACAAGTCAAACGCTAGAAACACAACAGTTAGTGTTTCTTTGTATCAAAATAAAGTTGATAATGTAACTACCGTAAAGGGGACAGCCACTCCCGGAGCAACTGTTCATTTCAAGCCTACTAGTGAAGATGGAATTTCAGACACTGTAAAAGCCAATAAAAAAGGAAAGTTTAGTGACGATTACCTTGTTTCAGGAAAATATACTGTTTATGCTACATATCACGGTTATAAAAGTCCCAAGTTGCAATTGACTATTACTGAATATAAAGATTCTGACAGTAGTTCTAGTAGCAGTGACAGTAGTTCAGATACTAGTGATTCATACAATGCAACTGAAGGCGAAAATAACGCAGAAAAATATACTTATGGTGATTTTGTCAAGTCTGATGATTGGGTTGGAAAATCATATCATATTTCAAAGGCTGAAGTACTTCAAGCTGACGAAAAAGACGGCCAAACAGTCCTTCTAGTATACACAGACGATGATCCAGACCACACGTTTATGGTTGCCTATGATGGTAAAACACCAGCAGTCGAAGACGATTATGTGGACATTCAAGGTGTTTTTTCAAAGAGACAATCATATGATACCAAAATTGGTGGAAGTAACACTGTGCCGTCACTAGTTGCTAGTAAAATAACCGTTACTGGTAAAGATTCAGACTAGCTATGGAATTATATGTAGGAAAGTACAGCACACACGTGTTCGACTTTACCATTGTAATTGGCATTATTTGCTTCATAGCGCTAGTCGTCATGTTAGCTTACTGGATCCACAAGCAAAAGTAGCACCCTCGCCCACTACCAGCCTAGCGGGCAACATGCGAGCGTAGTTCAACGGTAGAACAATATTCCAAGTCTTGAAACCCATTCTTTCTTGGACTACTATGCAGGTTCGACTCCTGCCGCTCGCGTTGACCAAATACTGATGTCATTAAAAGCTGAATCGTTTGGAGGATTTTTCATCATGGATACTAGCAATAAAGTGGAAGCTGTGATTGTGATTGGTGATGCAGTGTCAAGACTAGCTGATAATCAAGACGCAATTATAAACTTACAACTAAAATTGCGCCCTAAGTATATTCCAACCACTTTGTCATTCGCAGTTGCTGCCATCGTATCAAATTACAACTATAATGAATCGCACACAATGGAACTTTTTATTACAAAGGGCACAATTGAATCTCTTACACATGCAGAACAATCGCAACGTATACAAACCACAGGTAAAAAAACGTTTAACGCCCCACTTCCAAAAGATAACCTGCGTATCAGTTGGTCTTTACAAAATGTTGGTTTCGAAACTAATGGTGAATATTCTGCTGTGCTAATTTTTGATAAGCTTGTTTTTTCAACAAAATTCTATGTTCAAGCAGATCATGAACTCCAGCTAAAAGAAGATGGTAACCAGGAACAATGAGCGATTTGCAAACAAACATTAACAGTATCCCGGCCATCCCCAATGAGAGTATTTCTTTAAAAAAACTTGTTGCCAGCGTATTTATTGGTGCAGGAGTCATATTAGGATCTTCTTCTGCTGTTTCTACTAATACGGCCAGTAACAATACGATTATCTTTGACCAATCATCAGTCAATAATGATATTAAAAGCAACGATGTATATCATCAGGAATCACAGCGTTATAATACTAGTAATGATAACCCAGCAATATATTTCACCAATCAAATATATATAGATATGGAGGTAATCAATATGGATGCACAAGAATTTGGAAAAATGCAAAGTGATATTGCACATTTAATTAAGAATACTGATGCCATTAGCGCAAAGATGGATGCATTACCAACTAAAGACTGGGTTGCTAATCAAATAAACGATAACATTATTGCAAATTACAAAAAAACTCTCACAAATTTAAAATGGTTTGTTGGAATATTCGTAACACTTGTAGGCATTGCCGTTCCCGTAATTCTTAAGATATTTTTTTAAATAAAAAGCACATCCGCTCCCGCCAAGAAGATGGATGTGCACATGAACTATTACGCAGGACTAGTGCGCCCTTTCAGCCCTTCTATTATATCACAAGGAGGAATTTATTATGGCACAAATCAAACGTGTGAAAAAGGGTTACCTAGTAAGAATTTCGTATAGAGATCACGCAGGCAACTACCTAAGTAAACGAAAAACATTCCCCCGTAAGCGAGACGCAGAGGAATTTGCTAACTCATTCGAAGTTAGTAAATTTTCTGGCGAACTAGAAAAGAAGCCATCTATTGAGTTCTCTAAGTACTTCTATTCTTGGTATGAGACGTACCGCAAGCCTAATCTCGCTTATATCACGACTCGTAGATATGAATTAGTCCATACTGAAATAGAAAATTACTTTGCTCATGCACGTATTGCAGATATTACTCGTAAGGATTACCAAAAATTCATAAACCAATATGGCAAAAATCATGCGAAAGATTCAGTTAAGAAACTGCACAATCTAATTAAAGCTTGTGTTGGCAATGCTGTTTTTGAAAAAGATGTTGAAACTGACTTCACTTATAACGTAATTATCACTTACGACAAAAATCGTAGTCTTAAGATTGATTACCTAAGTCTAGCTGAGATTAAGCAACTAACGGCTTATGTACAGAATCACCTCAATCCTCGTTACACGTCACAATACATGATCATGACTGCCATCTTTACCGGGGCACGATTAGGAGAAATCATGGCACTAACTTGGAAAGACATTAATTTCACGTTCAATACTATCTCAATAAATAAATCATGGAACTATGTTGAAGGCGGTGGATTCAAGCCAACCAAAACCGAAAGCTCAAATAGAACCATCCGTGTTAACAAACAATTTTTAGATAGTCTGAAAGCACTTAAGGTAAATAACCGAGAAATGGTATTTGAGAACGTTGCCCATGACATCCCAACCTCTAACGGCGTTAATAAAGTTCTACGCTCTGACTTAAAAGCATTGGGCATCACACGAAAAGGATTCCACTTTCATAGTCTGCGGCACTCTCACGTTGCGTTCCTGCTCTCTCAGAACATTGACCTATACATTATATCGAAACGTCTTGGTCATTCTGATATTGGCACCACGTCCCGGATATACGCATACCTAATTGATGAGTATAAAGCACGCTCGGATGAAAAAATTTCCGACTCTTTAGACAAACTTTTTAATAGCCCACAGACTGAAAACGAAGCAAAATCCAGTATTCATTTTTGA